AGAACAACTCCAGCGTCACATTGAGAAACATTTCACCGACGGAATGTCATGGGAGAGATTTCTCGCGGGAGAGATTCATATTGACCACAAGATCCCCGTTTCGGCCTTCAATTTCACCAAACCTGAACACATGGATTTCAAGAAATGTTGGACTTTAAAAAATCTGAGACCAATGTGGGCAAGCGATAATATAAGCAAGAGCAATAAGTTAGATAAACCATTTCAACCATCTTTAGCCCTGGAGGTAAATCATGCGCGGTAGAAAATCAATACCATCAAAAATTATCCACCTAAGGGGCGGAACCCGACACACCCACCAACCCCCCCGAGACCAAGAACCGACCCCCCCCCAGAAGATGCCCTCCTGCCCCAGGCACCTGGACAAGGAAGCCCGGAAGGAATGGCGCAGGGCGGGGAAGATCCTCCAGTCGGTAGGCCTCATGACCGAACTCGATCGCGCGACCCTGGCTGGCTATTGCCAGTCTTACAGCGAGTGGGTAAGGGCGACGCTGGAAGTTGCCTCCAAGCGGGGGCCGGTCTGGGCGGACGAAAAAGGGATCCCCCACCTTAATCCATGGCTCAGAGTAGCGCGAGAAGCCTTCGAGCGGATGATGAAAAACGCGGTCCTCCTCGGGCTCAGCCCATCAAGCCGGGCAAGCCTGAAAGTGAGCAAACCAAAACCCCAAAGCAAAGCAGAAAAGTTCAGGGACAGGAAAGGAGCGGTGAAATGATGAATGCTAAATTAGCATTAACATCAGAAGATGTGGTCCGTTTATATCCAGAACTGGCCACTTGCGTTGGCACTTTAGCAAATTGGCGCAGTCAAAGGCGCGGGCCTAAATATTATAAAATATCTGGCAGGGTGGCCCAAAGCGGAGGCAGGGTTATATATAAACCCGAAGATATAGAGGCTTTTCTTTTCAAAAATCCGGTTATACCTATCAATGACTAAAAAGCCTAAACCAAAACCCCTTCACCCGGTGACCCAATACGCGACAGATATCGTAAAAGGCCAAATCCCTGCCAACAAATGGGTACGCCTTGCCTGTAAACGACACCTCCGGGACCTGAAGACCGGGAAGAAGCGAGGCCTCTATTTCGACGAAGCAGCCGCGGATCACGCTATTTCATTCTTCCCTGAATTCCTGGACTTCTATGAAGGCGCTTTTGATGGCCAGCCATTCGTCCTCACCCCCTTTCAACAATTTATCACCGGCTCACTCTTCGGATGGAAACGCAAACAGGATGGTTTCAGGCGGTTCCGAACCGCCTATATTGAGACCTCCAAGGGCCAGGGTAAAAGTCCCCATGGAGGCGCAACCGGCATCTATTGCCTAGCATTTGATGCTGAGCCCGGAGCAGAATGCTATGTGGCGGCGGTCACCAGAGAGCAGGCCGAAATAGCCTTCCGCGATGCCAGGATCTTCTCTGAAAAATCCGAATCTCTCAGGGAGATGTTGATAATTGACAAACACAATATCGCCTATCCGGAAGGGAATGGATTTTTCCGTTCAATATCCTCCGAACATCGGGGCCTTGACGGAAAACGCCCGCATTTTGTTCTGATCGATGAAATCCAAGAGCATCCGAACGACCTGGTTGTGCGGAAGATGAGCGCGGGCATGAAGGGAAGACGCCAGGGCCTGCAATTCGAGATCACGAATAGCGGATATGACCGTCACTCAATCTGCTTTCAGCACCACGAATACAGCGCGAAGATCCTTGAGGGGATCATTGAAGACGATGCTTGGTTCGGCCTCATGACCGGCCTGGACGTCTGCCCCAAATGCGCGGCGGACGGCAAGACGATCCCTCAGGACGGCTGCCCGGATTGCGATGATTGGCGGGATGAATCGGTTTGGGAAAAAGCCAACCCAAATCTTCATTATCTCGGGGGACCTTTCCTGGACTATCTCCGGCGCCAGGTCGAAGAAGCAAAAGCTATGCCGAGCCAGGAAAATATCGTCAAGAGATTAAATTTTTGCATTTGGACAGAATCAATCACCCGGTGGATTCCGGCCGACAAATGGAACGCCTGCGCCTTCGCGGTGGACCCCGAGACCCTAAAAGGCCGGACCTGCTACGGCGGCCTTGACCTCTCCACGAATACCGACGTGACGGCCTGGGTCAAAGTCTTCCCTCCAGAGGAGGAGGGGGGGCGCTATGAGGTCCTTTGCAAATTCTTTCTCCCTGAGGACAACATGCGAGAGAGGGTCACGCGGGATAAGGTGCCTTATGACGTATGGGCTCGCCAAGGATTCATCACCCTTACACCCGGAGATCTGATCGACTACGCCTTCATCCTTGCCCAGATCAGGCAGGACACGGAAGATTTCAATATCGCAGAACTGGCCTTCGACCGCTGGGGATCACAGAAGATAACGACGGACCTGCAAGACCTGGGATTCGAGATCAAGACCGAAGGCAGCAAGGCCGACTCAACCGGGAGGGTCCTTGTACAGTTCGGCCAGGGGTATGCCTCCATGAACGCACCCGTCAAGGAAATCGAAAAGATGGTTATAGGGAAAGAATTGGCCCACGGAGGCAACCCGGTTCTGACCTGGATGATGTCGAATGTGGCGATCAAAGGGGACCCGGCAGGCAATAAGAAGCTGGACAAAGAGAAATCGACGGAAAGGATCGACGGCGCGGTTGCTCTCTGTATGGCCATAGGCCGGGCGATGCTGAAGGGTGGGCCTATTTGTTCAGCTTATGAGAATTTGACAGTGGAGCAAATTAAAGACCGGATGAGCTTCTAAATATATGATAATACGTGACAAAATGGTCCTTTTAAGCAATTATGGGCCATTGATAATCTCAAAAAGCACGCGAAGTTAATTATGACGGCCGAGGAAATAAAAGCGCGTATGGCAATATGAAACCTTTAACCGAATGGAGGGAATCATGAAAATTAAAGACTTGAGGAAAGCACAAAGAAACTATAATGAGTTGGAGGAAGCAAGAAAAGAATGCCGTGAGTTTAGGAGAGCGGTAGAAACGGCCTTCCGTTCATTCAGGGTTAGTTCTGCACTTTGGTCCACGATAGCGGAACATATTGATAAGGAAATAGAACGATTAGCGACAGAACGCGATGAGGTGCAGGTTTTAAACGATATGAAAGGAGAAAACCCATGATGACCGTTAAAGGATTGAAGGAGATTTTGAAGGATTGGCCAGAGGAAGACTCTCATGGCGATCCAACTGAAGTTTGGATGGAAACTGGTTTTGAATTGAGCAGTCAAGTATCAACCCATTGCAGGTTGGGCTCTCATGGCGACTTACTTTTACAATCAAACACATTTGAAAATCATAGTGATGATCGATAATAAGGAGAATCATGAAACGATATAATATCGGCACTCAATCAGTCAGATCCAGCATCATGGAAACCGATGAATCCGGCAAACCCATTTTGATCATACGGGTTGATCAAAAAATGATTGAACATCCTGAAGGCGAATGGGTGAAACGGGAAGATGTTGTTGAATACCTTCTAAACAGATATCACGACCCACACAAACCGCCGAAGCGAATCGGGCCTGAACCTCCGACTGGAATATTGACATATAAGGAGACCCCAACCCATGGCCAAAAATGAACCCGAAACGACAGCGATCGATGATCACAGTCTACCGGAAAAGGACCTTTTCAGGGTTGACGAGGTGGCCGACTATTTCTCCGTGACGGAAAGAACGATCCGGCTTTGGATTGAGCATGGACACCTGAAATATAAAAAGATTGTTGGCACCATCAGGATCACCAGGGCCTCTATTTTGGAGTGCAGGGACAAATTCGGGTCTCCAAGTACGATGATCTAAATCAAGTTAAAATGCCCTCTACGTAAAATTTTCATACCATTTCACACTTTCTGGCACGGTTTTTGATTTCAGCTTGACACTCCCCAAATATTCCTGAGACAATAAGTCGCATAATTCGCTTTCCTCCGGGTCGGCCAACCAGGAGGACAACTTTCAAAGGGGCATGTCGGTGCCGACACATCGACTGCCCCTTTTCTTTACCCTCAATCGGGGCTTTTATGTGACTCTATTCGGAAAGATCAAACGGTTTTTTGGTCTCAGTCTGAACGACGAGAAGGCCTGGAACAAATCCTTATGGAATCTCCAAGGCTTCCAATCCCTATCCGGCGAGACCGTCACCGAATACACCGCCCTCACCTATTCTGCTGTCTGGAACGCGATATATCAAATATCAGGCACAATCGGAAGCCTCCCACTCCATTTAATGAAAAGAGATGACGGAAACAAGCGCTATGCTACGGAAAACAGTTTATATCATGTCCTGCATACTCAATATAACCCTTATATGACTGCAAAAATTGGTCGTCAATGTATGATGGCCCATATTCTTATGTGGGGCAATGGCTATGCCGAAAAGGTCTTTAATGGCTATGGTGATATTGCCGAACTCTGGCCGATACCGCCTAACCGTGTAATCAAAATCGAGATGAGGGAAAATGAACTCTGGTATGAAATTGATGTCGGAAACGAACGAAAATGGATGCCGAGGAAGCAAATTCTTCATATCCCAGGGCTTGGATACGATGGGTTTGTAGGATATTCGCCCATTGCTATGGCCCGCAAATCAATAGGACTGGGAATGGCAATGGAAACATTCAGTTCTAATTATTTCGGTCAAGGTACTCATCCCGGCGTTATCGTGTCTCATCCTGGTCAACTCAATGCTGAAGCTCACAAAAATTTAAAAACTTCTTTAACTGAAACATATAGCGGATTGGGTCAGTCTCACAGGCTTATGCTGTTGGAAGATGGCCTAAAACTTGAAAAACTCGGCTTTTCGCCAGAGGATTCGCAGTTTTTAGAGTCAAAACAGCATCATGTGGCTGACATTGCCAGGTGGTTTAATATGCCGCCCCACAAGTTAAAGGATCTCAGTAAATCATCATTCAATAATATCGAATCTGAAAATGCCAGTTATGTCATTGACACCCTTTTACCTTTGGCTGTCGATCTTGAGCAACATTACGAAATGCAATTATTGCCAAAGGCCGCATATAAGCAAGGGTTTTATTTTAAGCATATTTTAGAGGGGCTTTTAAGGGCAAATTCAAAGGACAGGGCTGAATTTTATAAATGTATGATCGGTTCAGGTCTCATGACGCCAAATGAAGGCCGTGACAAAGAAGACATGAATCCAAGCGAGCATCCTTTGGCCGATGAGCTTTTTATGCCAGCCGGCTTAATTCCCCTTAGTAAATTTGATGAATATCTCGCCAAGAATGCCGGGAAGCCGCCGGAACCGAAA